CGTCGGCATCCTCGGTCTCAATGTCTTGGAAAGCAAGATCGCTGACACAGCCTGTCCTGCAGTCCTCGTCAAAATCAAAATAAAATCGCGTCAGGTTAATTGCCATATATCAAATCCCGGATTGAATGGTGTGAGACTAATTCTAAGATCAGGATGATTGTCAGGGTCACCATCGCAAGGCGACCGTTCACGCGTTCGGCATACCAGATGTGATCGTCAAAATTGTCGTGCCTTTCCCAGAAGCGAATCTCGGTACAATGCTCCACAACAAATTCCCACAAGACGGCCAGTACCCAGTCAAGACACGAGATGTAGCCCTTGATCCCAAGAAAAATTCTGTTCATTGACGGGATGCAACCTCGGAAAAGAAGATGTAAGCATCGATGCCTACGACAATAACCATAGCTCCAAGAATGGCGGCGATTGCGTACACGAACTGATTCATGACAATTACATTAATTATTGAGTAACATATTCGTAATATACGAAACCTTGCAAGGTGGTTACTCAGTGGCGCGACAAGTTGACCCATTTAAATAAGGGTCCAGCCCGAATTACGCTCAATGGTAAACGTCATTACGTCACTCCGCTACCAACTGGTCCTGCACCTTCGGTAACCACCATCATTTCTGAGACTGCATCAGAAGCCAACAAGCGAAAGCTTGAGATGTGGTCCAAGGCAAATCCGGGTGTTAAAGAAGCTGCTGCCGAGCGGGGTACCGCTGTTCACTATGGAATGGAACAATACCTCAAGGGCAATAAAACTCCGGAAATCCCTGAAGAATATGGGGACTTTTGGGCGGGTATGCCACCAATATTGGACCAGTTCTCGGAGGTCCTTTGGGCGGAATCACCGGTACTTGACCGGTTTGATTTTACTATTGGTGCTGATGACGTGGCTCGTGTGTGGGGTTGCGATGACGCAGGACGTTCCTGGGCTGGTGCTCCTGACATCATCGGCGTGGTTGGTAATAAGCTTACTCTTGCTGACTTGAAAACCAGCGTCAAACCTTACAGTCGCAAGTGGCCTAAAGACTTGGAAAAGGGTTCGCCCGAATGGCGTGACCTCCTCGGTGGGCACATGAAGTTTAAAAAAACCTGTAAGCAACTTGCTGCGTACGACATCGCTATTGAGCAGACCTTGGGGATGAAGGTCCAGCAGGCAGCCATCCTGGTCTCAACGCCGGTACGGACTCAGGTCTTCAAGATTTCCAGGAACTTCCTCAACTCCCTGCGGGATGATTGGTACAAGATTGTGGAGGAATATTACAAACAGATGGAAGAAACCGGGGGGTATGACGCCGATCTCGTTTGATAATCCGTTGATGAAAAAACTTGAAGAAACTAATGAGTCCAATAAGACTTAGTGATTTAAGTAATTCCTAATGGTGCCCCTGGATTGCCAGCCGTAGGATAAAAGAACACTCGAAACACCCCCCGTGGAAATTCACGTTTTCATGGGTGAGTGGATGAATAGCCTCCAAAATCGCATGTCCAATGCGGTTGATGGGGACTGTTTTTATCTGCCCACCGCCATGCACTTGCATGCCTTCATGCTTTTGAAGGAACAAAACTTTGCAGATAAAAACTTTAAAGTAGAGGTCAAGCAGTAGAAAAGATGACGAGCAAAAACCAGCAGGCCCTTCGCCCAGGGGAGATTCGCCTTGATTACATCCCGATGGAGTGGCCGCTTACGCCACTCGGTAGCAAAAAAGATCCATACGTCCAAGGGTGGCAAAGTAACCCGTTTGGCGTCAAGGAAATTGAAGAAGAAATCTTGGGCGGTAAGTGCAAAGCCGTCGGTCTACTCGGCGGCCCTGCTTACAATCAGCCTTATGGTTTGGTCTGGGTGGATGTTGATGGACCGAGCGTCTATCCGCTTGTCGAATCAATCGCTGGTCTCCCATTTGCAGAAGCACTTCCCCCTACGCTGACTATCCTTAGCGGTAAAGATGGGCGTGAACGCAAACTCTATAAGTTAGATCGGGAAAAGCATAAGCACTTTGTTCGTAATAAATATACATGGCACGGCGAAGCAAATCGCGAAAAACTTGAAATTCTGTGGCGCAAGCACCAGGGCGTGCTCATGGGTTTGCACCCAGAAACTGATGGTTATTACACCGCAGAAGACCAGGGTTTTGAATGGGTTGGCAATCTGCCCGAGCTGCCGGTCTGGTTGCTGAACGCCATCATTAATAAAAATGTCAAGCAAGGTGTTCCAGCTAAGGAAACCACTAGGCTTGTCGGCCCCAACTTTGCCATCAACAGCGTCATCGAGCTGGAGCGGGACATCAAGCTCGCGACAGAAGCAACTTGGGGTATGCCGCCAGAAGCGGCGGATGACTACGACATTTGGATTACGGTCGGTCAAACGCTCCACTCATTAGACGAATCCCTGCTTGACGTTTGGGATGAGTGGTCCAAGCAATCGGAAAAATACAGGGATGGCGAGTGCCATAAGCGTTGGCTTTCCTTCAGCCGAGATGGTGGTCGCGGTCTGGGCTCTCTCCTTCATGTCGCCAAAGAGCAGGGCTGGGAACCTTCGCAAGATCATCGCGCCATGAGCGTTGATGATTCAACACTGGAACATGCTTCAAAAATACTGGAAGAAATGGGTCTTGATCCGATGGAATTAACCGTTCGTGCACTGGGCGTAACTGAAGGGCCTGCTCCTTCGACAAAGAAAAAGAAGGGTGCTCGTGCATGGAACAAGCAATCACCTGATGAGACAGAAGGAGAGGCAAAAGGGCGGAATGAATCATCTGACCTTGTCACCGCTAAAGTCCATCAACTTTACGGAAGCACCCTGAAATACAGCGAAAATCAAGGATGTTTTTATATTTATGAATATCGGAACCCCGGCGTGTGGTCTTCCCTCTCCGATGTGGAGATGAAGGGTTCTGTCAAGGACAAGCTGGACATCATCCGAGAAACCGCGCTGCCCCGTGGTTACAGCATGAACATGATCAACGATGTCATGGAGCAGCTGCGGATTTCAACCATCCATGACGACTGGTATGAAGGCAACGAATACCTGCTGTTCACCAACGGAATTCTGGATGTCAAGACCAGGGACCTGTTGCCGTTTGACCAAGAAATGTATATGACGCAACAGTTGCCCTATGACTATGACCCCAGTGCAACCTGCGAACCCATCATCAAATGGTTGAAGAACGCACAAGACAACAGCTGGGGGCGGGTCCAGGTGTTGCGTGCATGGTTGCGGGCAGTGCTATTAAGCCACTCAGAAATTCAGAAGTTTGTTGAAATTGTGGGTCCCGGTAAGTCCGGTAAGTCCACTTATGCCAACCTTGCTCACGCATTAGTGGGTGATGAGAACGCCATGATCTCCTCGCTGGAGCATCTGGAGAAGAACCGTTTTGAAACTGCAAACCTTTATAAGAAAAAGCTTCTTCTCTTCAATGATGTGGAACGATATGGTGGCTCGGTTTCTGTCCTCAAGGCAGTCACCGGACGTGACTTGATCCGTAAGGAGCGTAAGTTCCAGGCCGGTTCACAGAAGCCCTTCAAGTTCAACGGGCTTGTCATCATCACTGCCAATGAACCTATTCAAACTACTGACCCGACTTCTGGTTTGGCTCGTCGTCGCCTCACCATTCCTTTTGATAAGCCTTTTACTGGCAACTCTGCAGAGCAAAGGATCCTCATTGACATGGACGATAACGGGCGTCCGTTCGGGGATTTTGCGGCTCTTCTCCCTGGGTTGGTGAATTGGGTGCTCGATATGACTGAGGCTGAGATGCGTGAATACCTCATGGAGACCACCAAGAAAGTCAGCTTTTTTGCCAAGCATCACCGTGAGCAGATTTTGAAATCCAATCAAATTATGGATTGGATGGAACACTGTGTAGTCTTCGATCCGGGCGTAGCAAGTTCAGTGGGTTTGGCTAAACATTCGGCGGGTACTTCGAACATTTATATGAATTGGGATAAATTCTTGTATGCCAGTTACTGCGAATTCTCGCGGGCATCCAACAGTAACGTCCTTGGTCGCACGCGATTTGAAACGTTGCTCATGGATGTGTGTGTCCATCAGCTCCAGCTAAATGTCTATAAATTCAAGGGGCAACGCTGTGGCATGAAAGTAGTCAACATTGCTTGCCGTGCATCAGACGACAAGTATCAAGGATATCCATCCATCGTGGAAGTAGGACTTAATAAAGAAGAATGGCGTGTCCATTACGGTGACGTGATAGATAAGAAGAGTAGTGAGACAATAGAAGTTGACGAAGAAAAGATGTGAGCAACGGACGCCACCTCATACTTGATTTGTATGAGTGTTCTGAGGATTTGTTGAACAACTATGAATATTTACAGGAAATGCTTCAGACTGCTGTCCGCATGTCTGGGGCAACCCTGCTTCGTATTACAGGACATAAATTTGAACCGGAAGGTGTAACGATACTTGCTCTTTTGGCGGAATCACACGCAAGTATTCATACGTGGCCTTCGCAAAAATATGCAGCCGTAGATTTGTACACCTGTAATCCTGATGGAATAAGCCCCCGCAAAGCAGCAGACTTTATCAAAGTTAAGCTACACGCTCAAGACGTAGAACAACAAGAAGTAGAACGCAAAGTGCAAAAATAATTGTTAAAATTTAAGGGCAGCGGAGGTGCGAACTCCCTGCCCCACGGCAACCACTATTGCTGGTCACATGGATAGCTTATCAACAAAAACCTGTACTGTCTGTAAAAACGTTTTTCCACTTTCAAAGTTTTACAAAAGCGATAAAGGACGTTTGAAAAGCAGTTGCGCAACATGCTGTTCAATACGCAGTAAAAAAGCTTATTTAAAAAACAAAAATAAAAGAATTGAAGCCAACAAAAAATGGGCAGAAAAAAATAAAACAAGAATACAAGAAACAAAAATTAGACGGAAATTTGGAATTGGCCTTAAAGAAAAACAAGAACTATTTGAGCGCCAGGGATCTTGCTGTGCTATTTGCAAACGCAAAAGCAACGTCAGAGAACGGGATTGGGACGTAGACCATTGTCATGAAACAGGGGCTGTACGGGGAATTCTTTGCTCTAACTGCAATAGAGCCTTGGGATTATTTCAAGACAACGCCGAATACTTGCAGAACGCTGCAGAATATTTAAAAAATAAGCGCAAGAAAGAGGTCAATTCGGTATAGTTGGTCCAGGTTAACTAAAAACAATGGCTAAAAAAACCAAGATTCTTTGGGTGGCCGACTTTGCGGCAATGACAGGTTTTGGTCGTGTCAGCGGTGCGGTCTTGCCTCGTCTAAAAGATGATTTTGAATTTGTTGTCCTTGCTTGTAATTGGCACGGTGATCCGGTAGAAGAGCAAAAAGAATTCAAGATGTATCCGGCATCTAACCGCTTTCAGCAGGCCCCCTTTGGAGAGGAGCGCATTCGCGAAATTGTCGAAAGGGAAGAGCCTGATATTGTGTTTAGTCTCAATGATCCCTGGATTGTTTCTGACCAATACCGGCGTATTGAAGATCTTCACCAACAAAAGAAATTTAAATTTGTTGGCTATCTGACAATGGATAGTTATAACTGGCTTGGTGGTATTGATCCGCATATCAATAACTGGGATGCGCTGGTCGCTTTTACTGAATTTGGTGCATATGAATTTGTAAAAGCAGGAATTCAAATTCCCATTGCCGTTATTCCGCATGGCTTGGATACTTCTTTGTTTTATCCCATGGATAAAAAAGATGCTCGAAAGCGCCTCGGGTTGTCGGAAGATATTTTTATCTGCTTAAACGGAAACAGGAATCAATTCCGAAAGCGAATGGACATCACGATTTCAGGTTTTGCAAAATTTGCAGTTGGAAAGCCGGATGCTCAGCTTTATATGCATTGCGGATTAAAGGACATGGGCTGGGATCTAATGCCTTTGTTTGGTAGAGAAATGCAAAAACAAGGTCTTGATCCAAATGGCCGAATCATTATGACCGCTAATACCGCAGGCCCCCCAAACGTCTCTGTGGAAATGCTGAATTGGATCTACAACGCAGCTGATGTTGGCATTAACACCACAAAGGGCGGCGGCTGGGAGCTGGTCAACTTTGAACATGCCGCCTGTCGCGTTGCACAGGTGGTGCCGAACCATACGTCCTGCAAGGAAATCTTTGAGGGCTACGGCAAACTGATCGATTGCAACCACGTGGATGTGGACGTGAACATGTCACGGGAAATGCCCTGCCCGTCAGACGATCACCTCGCTGAAATCCTCACGGAACTGTACGAAAACAGGGATGAGTTGGACCGTGTGGCACAAGCCTGCTACCAACGTGCAACTGACGAGCAGTTCAGCTGGGATACGGTGGCTTCTCAATTTGGTGGCATCTTCGAGGATGTCCTGAAGGAAGTGGACCATGCGGTTGAGGAACCGAAGCAAACCAGTAACAAAAAGAAAAAGAAACGGAAGAAGGAGCTGGCGGTAGTAGCCTGATTCCGAAGCCCCCTCCCCCGTCCTCCATTACGGAAGGCGGGGTTTTTTAGTGCCCAAGATGTCTTGTGTTGCGTCTCAAGTAAGGCAACAGAGGCAAAAATTTGGGCAGATGTGCATTAAACACACAATACATCCGTTTTTACCTAATCGTGAAGTTGGGTACAGAATGGGGCAAAGTGTAGTCATCCATAGTGCTTCTCATGAGACTTATAAAGAAAGGCACAATAGCTGACTACATTTTTGAAAATTGTGTAACGAGTACTAGATTTAAGTAAATTCAAAGGTATAGTGCGTTTGATGCACGTCGCCAATGCCACGCAACTACAAGGAGATGCCGCCGCTCTGGGCACTGGAGGAAAAACTGGAGCTGACGGACGAGCACCCAAGCGCTCTGAGGATTCGGAAAAATGGCAGGTTTGCGGAGAGGCGGGACAAAGCCAACGGTTTCTACCTGGTTTCTGTGGACAACATCGTCTATATGGCGCACCGGGTTGTCTATTACATGCGTACGGGTAAGTGCCCCGACCGACACGGAGTCAAGCACGCCTACCCAAACCCTGAATTGGACAACCGAAAAGAGCTGATCGCATTCATGGAACCACCAAAAAAACGAGGTAAGTCTCGTTGGAGTCAGGATTATGAGAGCTGGGCTTGATGGCGAACCTCATTGCTTCCACAGACAAAGCCAACTTCCGCTACGTTTCGAACATTGATTCCCTAGACGATTCTCAACTTGAGTCGCATGGGTATTACAGGGGTTATCCTTGTCCCCACCGCCATCGCATCAGGGACCGTCAGAGCCACTGGTGTTATCACTGCGCTATCAAGATCAAATCCAATATTTGCGGATTTAATCTCAACTTCATACATCCGTACTACAACTATAAATACGAAGAACTGTGGAAGAAAATCACCGTCCGTGATCCAGATGAATGCTGGGACTTGGACTTACCAGGCTCTCGTTCACCACGGCGGATTGCCTTCCCTTCCTACCGCGCTTTTTACACAGGGCGAGCATCGGAAAACGTGACACCACACAAGGCGATTTACCAGTGTGCGTGGGGGGACGTGGGGTCGCTGAACGTGAGTCGGGTCTGCGGGAATCCTTGGTGTGGCAACCCTTTGCACATGGTGACTAGCTGGCAGCTGGGGATGCCGCCATCGGAAGTACATCCGTTTACTTTGGAATTTAAGCCGGAGCTTTTAATGTTGTTAAGCAAAGCAAAGCAAATGGGAAGAGAGCAAGAATTAATCGAGCGTTACTATCGCCAAACCATACGTCATCCGCTGTATGCACCAGAACCTCCTGACTATGACGAGGGGTAAATACGCCGCGATTACAATAAGAAAAAAGAAACAAATCAAATAATGTCGCGTGGTGCAGCTTTAGCTCAATCTCAGCGCAGCATATCCAATCCATTGGTATTGGGTACTTTTTCTACGTTGTCGCTGCGCTATTTGAGGGGTCGTCTTGGTCCTCAAAATAAAGTCGTTGGTCGCGCAGATACAAATACACAATCCAATGGGGGTTTTGGCGGCGGTACCTATAACCATTGGTTCCAAATTAACTTAGCGAAAGACGCCTGGATCATTGCTAAGAAAGGGCCTCCGCGTCCAAACTATATTCAAGTCTCTGCTTACGATCTAAACCACACACCGATCCAGGGACGTGCCATCTTTGAAGCCGATTCAATTGAAGACGGTTTAAAAAATAACGGTGAGGCTTATATCCCGTATTTAGATACGGTGATGCAAGCTCAGTCTGATTTATACAACACTTATTCAAGAACCAGGCTTGATCACGGGGATGAGCGGTATTACCCACTGCCTGCCGGTAGTTATTTGCTCTGTGTTTCAACGACACGCAACGAGCCCCTTGATTACGAGCTTGGCGTTGTCATTGAATTTCCGCCAACGGAAATGTTCATTGCCCTTGAGGATGAAAATTATCCGTCTTTATTCCTCCAGGAAACGGCCATTGACTATGCACGCACCGTAGATATTGAATCACCGGTTACAGTCAATACAATTATTTCATCTAGCGTTAATCAACCTAATGGTTTCACGGAAAATCTTTGCGTAATTAACCCTGGAATTACCGTGACTGTTTTGGAGAATTCCACCTGGTTAATTGGCAGCATTATTCCATCTTCTCAAGAGCCTGAATATGCAGTGCTTGCAGAACCTGGCAGCGACGAGTATTTTAATACTATCCACGATCATTCCTATTCGGAGTGGAGGGATGCATGGAACAGCCAACATCAAGACACTGATCGCTTCCCGGAACTCTTTGCTTCTTTAACAAACAGGTTATGATCAACTCCATCAAGAAATTGATTAAACGTTTATTTAAACGTCAATCAACACGTCAATCTTTAGAGTGTTATTGCAAGGAGCAGCCCTGGGCTCCAAGCTGTCGTGTTTATGAAGAGTAATGGGTAGTGAAAACATACAGACCACAACGCGCAAAGAAGATTGGGATGATTTCTTTGCCGGATGGGATGATCCTCAAGATGCGCTTGAAGCCGTGGATTCGTACGAAGAAAGGGTGCGTGTGGCTTGCGAGCTTAGCGGTCGCCAGATCAAAAAGACAATTAAACGACTGGATGAATCAAAGAAAGAAACGGTCCGTGTCACGGTTGAATTCGAGTTTGACCGGTAGATTTGGCCCCAGGACACAGGCGATTGCAATCCGTCAAGTGCGTCAATGGATGGAGGAAATACCGGAGGGTGACTCTATTTGTATGCGTTGTGAATCAGCACTACCCGATAAACAATTTCAAGTATGGAAAAAATGGTTTATGAAACATGAAGATAATCGATGGGAAATATCTAATGAATACAAATCTTTTTTCTTTTATAGATCTAGGTCCGTAGAATAAACTTAGTTATTCAACTTCCCATGGAGTTCGCCAAATACGTGGAGACAGCCCTTGCTGTCCACGCCGCCGCTAGCGCCGTCACCGCTATGACCCCCACACCGAAAGATGATTCGGTGGTTCGTAAGGTGTATAAGATTATCGAATTGCTTGCCCTGGTGGTTGGCAAAGCCAAAATGCGCTGATTATTTTGGGATGGGCTGAAACCAGTAAATGGTTCCGCCATTGCCTTGAATCCATTTTCTTGTTGCGTACGCTTGATGAATGTCAAGTGTTACGCATTTTTTTTCTGCGTTTAATTGCCAGCAGATATTTACGTTGACGTTTGGTTTATGACGGTAACCCACTGTAATTATTGATTAACAGGCAAGAATAAACACGTAATGCCGCCTTCTTTTTCTACTGCTTGTTTTAATGCCTTGGCCTCAGTGATTGGTAAAGTCAGGCAACGCTTTTTATTGTCAAGTTCGTAGCAGATATTAATTTTTTGGTGTGGGTCCTGCTTGGGTTTTGCCATTGTCTGGTACCGGTGAAATCACAACAGGAGGCTTTGTTTTGTTTTTGCTGCCAGGGGGACGGCCTAAGCGTGCAGTAGGTACAGTCGGGATAGTCCCATCTTTCTTATCTGGTTCTTTCCTTGAGATGCCGTAGACAGCAAGGACGCTGGTCACCAAGCTGGAGATGAACGCAGCGTCGATCTTGTTAGCAATACCGACGTAGCTCAACGTCAGAACTGCTAGTGCCCAGCTCAATACGGCGGCGGGCACCAGTGTTCCTAAATATTCCCGTAGTTGTTTTGGATCAGGTCCGAGTTTCATGGCTGAAATTTCCGCCCCCATCCAGAGGTGGGACCTTCTGGAAACCAACGGGAAGTCAACATCTTGCGGCTATACACAGCACC